TGTCATGGTTGCCCCATGTCCAATGTAATTTAGCATTTGCGGCAACAGCTTCAATTTCACCTAAACGGTCTGAACAGGCTTCTAGTTCTTGTTTTACGGTTGGGTTTGATTTCCAGCCTTGCGGATCAAATCGACTTATTCCAGCGCCGTCAAAAACGTCTCCGTTCATTATGATCATGCGTGGGGATAATTCTGGTATCAATTTGACAAAAGCTCTATGTGCTGCGGATATTTGTCCAGGGTGATAATGGCAATCACTTGCCACCATAATTAAGCCTTCGTCCATTTCTACCCGAACGCGAACACCATTGTTAGGAATTGTTATATTGCAATCTAAAGACTTTTTATCAGTAGCAAGTAAGGCTAATCCAAATTTATTTTCGATTTCTCTGCGTTTTGTATATACAGTTCTAACCTGAATTTTCAAAACTTCTGCTACTCTTGACGCTGATTGATATTTGTTCCAGATTGCTATAAATTCTTCGTCGGTACAAGATTTGGCAGTCATTTTTGCCTTTCGTTGTAAAGCATTTATAAATACAACAATAATAACAATTAATTAAAGTAAACCGTTAATGTTAAATCTTGATGAATTTGAACCAGCTAAACTAAGTCCAGCTGGTGATAGATACTGTAGCAATTGTTCGTTGACTAAAAATTCACAAGGTGGTTATTGGAAAATAATTGCAAACGGAAAGAACAGACGTTGGCTGTGTAGCAGTTGCATGAACAAAAAAATAGATGGCAAAAAATAAGCATTACGACAAAGTTGCTGACCTTGGGTGCATACTATGCAAAAAGATTGGTTATGACGGAATCACTCCTTGCGAAATTCATCATATTCGCCGCGCTGGTCGTCGTAATGATGCCCCTGTTATTGGTTTGTGCCCTTCACATCATCGCTTTGGCATTGGTATCCATGGAATGGGGCGTAAAGCGTTTGAGAGGCATTACCAAACGACAGAGGAAGAACTCTTAGCCTGGACGAAAGAACTGCTTGATACTCATTAATGTTCCATTACCTCCTTCTGTGAATCATTATTGGCTCCAATCTGGTGGCCGACGCTATTTATCCAAAGCTGGCAGACAGTACAAAATTGATGTTGCTGAATGCGTAATTGATCAGAAAGTGCCGAAATTGGGCATTAACCGATTAAAGGTGCTCATTTATTTGCATCCAAGAGACAAGCGCAAAATTGATCTTGATAACCGGCTGAAAGCTTGTTTAGATGCTTTACAAGATGCCGGTGTATTTGATGATGACGAGCAAATTGACCATTTGACTATTCAGCGAGCTACTATAAAATCAGGAGGCGGCGCAACAGTAGCTATTCAAGTTATTGACACACCGTTAACTTAAGTTAATAATCGTAGTAATTTCTTTGCAAAGAAAAGGGAAAATATCATGGGTAAGATGGACGGTAACAAAGGCGTTAAGAGCATGACAGGCGCAACACCACCAAAAGGTGCTGATATGTCTGATTCAACTGGCGAACGTCGCGGCAAGATCGTTGGCGGCGTTGCTATGGGTAAAGAAGACATGACCGGTATGGACAAAGAGTTCAACACCGGCAAGACTGCTGGCATTTGCTACACGCATAGTCGTAATTCTTACGGTCAATGATCCGACTGTTACAAGATAGGGTGCTGGTTAAACCCAGCATCCGAAAACTTTCCGAAGTCTTGATTGTTAATAATCGGGAATCTTTTAACATGGGTACGGTGGTGGCTGTTGGACCTGGCAAGCGTGACAAGCGCGGCAATGTAAAGCCATTAGATGCTAAGCCAGGCGATTCAATCCGCTATGGCAACGGTGATTATCTAAAGTGGCCTACAGTCAAGCTGAAAGGCGAGGATTACCAAATCATCCAAGAAGCTGATATTTGCTGGATTGAAAGGGAACAAGATGCCGCCTAAACACGATAAACCTATTCCACACAAGACTACCGGCAAAGGTAAGACTTACAACCCGACCGAAAAAGGTGCGGGTATGACCGCTAAAGGTCGTGCGGAATATAACGCAAAGAACAATTCAAACCTTAAACCACCCGCTCCGCATCCAAAGACTGACGCAGACAAAGCGAGAAAAAAGTCGTTTTGTGCTAGAATGGAACCCATTGCAGAAAAGTCTGAAAAGGGAAGCCGTGCTAGAGCATCAATGCGAAACTGGAATTGTTGAGATATGGGCTGATATTCGTGGCTATGAGGGCAAATATCAGGTAAGTAATTTGGGGCAAGTTAAATCTTTGGCTAGATTTAGAAAAGGGAAAAATGATTCAAAAGTTCCCATGCCTGAAAAAATAATGAAATTAAGGCGCAATAAAGACAACGGAAGGCAAAAACCTTACGTTGATGTTTGTTTAAGGGATGGAAGTTCGCGGGATATAAATGGAAAACAAAAGCTTGTTCATAGATTAGTTGCTGACGCTTTTATTAAAGAATTAGAGCAAGGTGAGCAGGTTGACCATATAAATGGCGTTCATTACGATAATAGAGCTGAGAATCTTAGGGTAATGAAAACAGTTGAGCATGCAAGATTGCACCCAATAATTTTAAACCCGTTGCCACGTAATTCGGTAACTGGATGTTTTATGTCAAAGGATTGCTAATGGCTACTAAACCAGGTTTATACGCAAACATTCACGCAAAGCAGGAACGCATCAAAGCTCAGAAAGCAGCAGGTAAGCCAGTAGAAAAGATGCGTAAGGTTGGAAGCGAAGGCGCACCGACTAAGCAAGCGTTCATTGATTCGGCTAAAACAGCCAAACCTATGAAAAAGAAATAATTATGCCATTAAAGCATAGCAAATCTGACAAGGCTTTTAAGGAAAACATAAAAGCTGAAGTAAAGACAAAACCTATCAAACAAGCGGTAGCGATAGCTTATGCAATAAAACGTTCAGCAGAGAAACCTAAGAAAACCAAATAGTTAAGGATTAAAATAATATGGCAGCAGGTGCACCTTTGGGCAACAATAATGCAGCTAAGGGCAAAATGTTTTATGACCAGTTGCGTAAGATTGCCGTTCAAGAACCAACAAAGCTACGCGAGGTAGCTGAAGGCTTGTTTGAAGCAGCTAGAGCTATGGAACCTTGGGCTGTAAAAGAGTTGATTGACAGGCTTGACGGTAAGGCAGTTCAACAAACAGAGCTTACAGGCGCAGAAGGCGCACCATTGCTGACAGGCATCCAAGTAACGTTCATCAAGCCGAATGAATAGAATATTGCATGAATGTTCATTTCAGCAGCAATACAGACTTATGGGCTACTCCAATTGAATTTTTCAATAAATACAACGAAAAGTTTAATTTTGAATTAGATGTTTGCGCTACGCATGAGAACGCAAAGTGTGCAAAGTATTTCACTATTGATGATGATGGGCTATCAAAAGATTGGCCTGGCATTTGTTGGATGAACCCACCTTACGGCAGGGAAATAATTAAATGGATGGAAAAGGCTTATAAATCTAGCCTTAATGGTGCTACTGTTGTTTGCCTTGTTCCTGCCAGGACTGACACAAAATGGTGGCATGAATATGCTATTAAGGGCGATATAGAGTTTATTCGTGGTCGATTAAAGTTTGGTGGCTCAAAAAATAGCGCACCGTTTCCGTCTGCTGTAGTGACTTTTAATGGCAAACAATGAGTGATGTAGTCGCGCAAGCAGTAAGCAAAGCAGAGTTTCCCGAAAAGCTGTCGTGCTTGTTTGAAAAGTCTAGATACAAGGTTTTATACGGTGGTCGTGGTGGCGCTAAAAGTTGGGGCGTGGCCAGAGCATTATTGATCTTGGCAGCTAAAGACCCGCTCCGCATACTCTGTGCGCGTGAATTCCAAACTTCCCTAAAAGATTCAGTCCATAAGCTGCTGTGCGACCAGATACAGGCGTTGGGCTTAGAAACGTTCTATGACGTAACACAAGCCACAATTAGAGCTAAGAACGGTTCAGAGTTTAATTTTGTCGGTTTAAAGAATAATGTTGCCAACGTTAAATCATACGAAGGCGTTGATATTTGCTGGGTTGAAGAAGCTCAGACAGTCAGTCGATCAAGCTGGAATGTTCTGGTTCCTACGATTCGTAAAGAAAATAGCGAGATTTGGATTACGTTTAATCCTGAGTTAGAAACTGACGAGACGTTCCAACGGTTTGTAGTTCATGCGCCTGACAATGCAATCGTGCGCAAGATCAACTGGTCAGACAATCCTTGGTTCCCACAGACGTTGCGCGAGGAAAAGGATCAGCTAAAACTTAGAGATATACAGGCCTACAATAACGTTTGGGAAGGCTTGTGCAGGGTTACGGTTGACGGTGCTATCTTTGCCGACCAAATGCAACAAGCAGAGTTTGATGGTCGGATTACTAAGGTTCCCTATGATCCAAGCAAGCCAGTTCATGCGATTTTCGATCTTGGTTGGGCAGACCACACAGCAATTTGGTTTTTGCAATTTATCGGAATGGAAACAAGGCTTATCCGATATATTCAGGACACGCAAAAGACCATGACGCATTACCTGGCGACCTTGCAAACGTTTGGTTATGTGTACGATACGATCTGGTTACCGCACGACGCACAGAACAAAACCCTAGCTGCTGCTGGCATGACGATTGAGC